AACATCTTTATTCTCCTTTTCTGCCTTTAATTGATTTACTTCTTGGGTTAGTTCATCAACTTTTGCTTCTAAAACTGCATTGTTGTATTCACTAACTGCAAGTTTATTAATTAATTTTTGTGATACTGCATTGTCATTATTCATTTATTTGTTTCTCCTGATCTATAATTTTTAATCTATCATTTTCATATCCTTTACGTTTTGCTTTAATTTCCCAAACAAAGTCAGCATTTGGCTTATCTGATCTAATTACAAAATATGATGGATACATCTCTGAAACCCAAATTCTTGCCTCACTATAACTAGTAAGAAATATATGATATGGAACTCCTGTATTGACTGTTTCAAGAAATAACGGATCCATGTATATGCAAACCGTCCTATTACTATTAGTCTCTGCCCTCCCTATGTCTCCAAAGTAATATTCGGCTGTTTCATATGCATTAATAGCTGTTAATCCTTGGGATGTTCGAACAGCGGCATTCTTCGATCCTAATACCGCAAGACTTCCAGATATAGTAACTGTAGAGCGATCATTGAGACTGTTAGAAGATCCTAAAGTGATACTTGGAGGAACATTTCTAGATGCATTCCCTGATAATAAGCTTATTCCAGCCGTCCACTCACTGTATGATTGAGCACCTGCATTAATAATCACTGAATTTTCATTATTTATGCTAGTAAGACCATCAGATCCAAAAATATAGCTTCCTCCTTCAACTGCTGAACCACTCTGTCCACTATTACTAGTCTTAATTTTCGTTTTATCATTATGCAGTACAAACCCACTAGTACCATTAATATCTAATCCACCATAGTTATATCCTAAGGCAAACATTTTGGGTAAAGATTGAATATACCCATATGTAGCTGTGGAGTTATTATTCCAGCTTTGACGTGAGGTAAACTCAAGTTTTCCATTTCTCATAAAAACGCCCTCATTATACTGATTTAAAGCCGTTAACGTTCCATCAGTTAAATTAAAACTACTATTTTGTCCCTTGATTGTCCCAGTAGTGATGTTATTCGCATTTAAGTTAATTACGTTGATCCTACCTGCGTCAAGTGTACCAGTGTTAATTTTATCAGCTGATATATTAGTTATTGCTGCGTCTGGGATAAAGGCTTTACCAGAAAATACAGTTGAGCTAGCATCCATATAGATTTTGTCATTTTGGATTAAAGTCGTGCCGGCTGACATATTAATTTGCGAGATAGTATCATTTTTTCTAACTGTAAGATTGGTAAACCACCAATGACCATAATCAGAGTAAGCATCAATTTGAACCCATATTCTGGCTTTAACTGCTTCATTAGGAATGGTGATAGATCCAGATTTAGTTCGTGCACCTTCATTAGGAGCAAAATTTACAGCAGATTGCCAATTCCAGCTTCCATCTTTTTGCAAATAGGCAAGTCCTACATTTAAAGGATGGGTAGATTGATTTTGCCAAGCAAAGACCGAAAAGAAATATTTGTCTCCTGTCGCTACTGGGAACATATTTCCATAAAATGCATCTCTTGTACTAACTCCTCCATAAAACTTTGTAGGACTGCCCGGATCTCCAGACGAACTAAATACGTTTTCCCATCCTTGAGTACTTCCATCAATAAATGATGGATTTAAACATAGGTTAGATAAATCCCCCACGGCATTTACTTTAATGTTAATATTATTAGCATTTTGAGTAATCTGACTCTGTAGATTGTTAGTTTTATTAGTTACTTCACTTCTTATGGTTCCAGCTGTTTGACTAATCTGAGACTGTAAATTAGTAAAGTTATTAGATACAGTGGATTGCAATCCTTTTACAGTCTGATTTAATTCTGAAAATGAAGTTTGCGTTGCGTAATCTTCGGGAGCTGGACACCAAGTAGTAGCAATTGATCCTGATTCAAGTTTTAAATTGGCAAAATATATTGATCCACCTGGTAAAGATGCATCATTATACTTTTGCAATCGTATATTGTTATGAAGATAATTTTGATTTATAGAAAAGGTTATTTGATGCTTTTCCCAAAAATCGTGTACATAATCTGAATCCCCAAGTTGCTGACCTCCATGCTCATCAGTATAACTAGTAAATAAACTTATGCGATTTGCATTATTTGAATTATTACCATTCGTTCTTGCAAGAAAGCTTAATGTATAAGTTCCAGCTGAAAGGTATATTTTTTGATTAAAATACAAAGGAACATTTTTAAAATTACTTCCCCAAACATGAGCCACTTTAGTTCGTATATAAGAATAATTTCTATCTTGGTAGTATCCATCCTTTTCGTCTAAAGAAAATCCATTTTTACCATTTGCGTCTACCGCTGAAGAATAAAAGCCACTAAAATCTAAAGTATTAGCTAATAAGTTTACTCCACCTCCTGATGCCGAATTTTGTAACTTTATATTAAAATTATTAGCATTTTGAGTAATTTGACTTTGTAGATTAGTGGTCTTGTTTGTTACTTCACTTCTTATCGTCCCAGCGGTCTGACTAATTTGTGACTGCAGGTTCGTGTAGTTATTAGAAACAGTAGATTGCAGACCCTTTATAGTTTGATTTAATTCTGAAAATGAAGTTTGCGTTGCGTAATCTTCGGGAGCTGGACACCACGTTGTAGCAAGTGATCCAGATTCAAGTTTTAAATTGGCAAAATATATTGATCCACCCGGAAGACCACTATTACTACTATTGTATAGTTGAATATTTGAAATTGTAGAATTTTCCGTCAACACAAATTCCATAGTGTGTGTCTGCCAAGAATAAGTGATAATTCCTGAATTACCATTTAACACTTTATTAACGCCATTTATATTAGCAGTTAATTGAAGACTGAAAGAATTATTTGGTTGACCATTCACACTAGCCAAAAAGCTAAATATATATTTTCCAGCAGGCAAATAAATAGTTTGATTAATATTTAATTTGGAATTATTCCAACTATCGCCATATACATGTGCAACCATTGTCTTTATTAAAGCAAAACCAGCATTATTTGAATAATTACTTTTAGGGTCAACAGTCCATTTACCTTTTTGTTCGCTAGTAAATCCACCAAAATTATACGTATTGACAAGAAGGTTAACACCCCCACTGTTCGCTGAATTTATCATAGGCTGAGTAGTTTGTTGAACCTTTTGAGTAAAACCATCTGATGTTTGAAGGAAGCTACTGTTAGTCAAAATGTTAATCAGTCCATGCCAGTTACCATCATTTTTAATAGCACTGATAGCATCGTTCTTCGCAGTATTAGCCTTACTATCGGTTTCAACCTTCGTGTAATAAGAACTAAATTTTTGATTGTTAGCCGTTATTTGAGCTGAGAGTTGCGACAATTCATGTTTAGTATCCTCAAGAGCACTTATATGCCCAGTAGGTGCGACATCTGATTGAACTAAAGTGTATCCCGCAATATAAGCTGAACCACCTGTGCTTTTATTACATTCCACTCTTATACCACTATATATTTCATCGTCTCCGATAATTTTATATGTATGCCACACCCAGTGCTTAGCAGCTCCTCCGAAATACGAATAGTTTTCAATATTTTGTTCTACAAAAACTTTAGAATGTGATAAATCACTCTCTTTTTTAACACCCAAAATATTAATCTTTCCAAACGGATTGCCATTGGATCTATCTGTACATACATAAAATCCAAACCAATAGGGCTTATCTTTTTCTAAAATTATTTCTTGATTTGAATAAACACTCTGCCAATCTGTCCAAATATGCACCATATGAGTTAATTCAGGATGATTCAAAATCAAAGGTATATAATTACTTTTTACAATATCTTGTATTTGACCATAATTATTAGTTTGGTAATCTTTAAGATCCCCTGTATTAGTCAATAAATTCTCTGCACCTATTTTTAGGTTGTTCATTCGATCAGTAACACTATTGATATTTACTTGCAATCCATTAGCTGTAGCTTGCACATCAGTAGTTTTTGCATAGCCGTTTAAATCACTGGCCACTAACTTAGCATTCAATGCATTGTTTGTAGCACTAACAAAATTAGCATACGTGGAATTATCAACCTTACCAGATAGACTAGTTTCCAGTCTCTTCGCATCTACTTTGATCTGGGCAATATCACCTTGGGCATTTCCTAATGTTGATTGAAGGCCTTGAACAGTCACTTTAGTCTGGTTTACATCCCCATTGAGATTAGCTAAATCAACCGACACTCCATGAATATCAGTGGTAATTTTAGAAATGTCTTTTCCTTGTTGGGCAGACTGAGTTTGCAATCCAGTAACAATATTTTTCTGGTCATTAATTTTAGTCAGAGCATCGGATACTTTATTAGTTACATCAGTAATTTTAGGAATGGCAACTGTATTGATAGTTGTACTTAGACCATCAATTGTTCCTTTCTGATCTCTAATGCTTGCATTAAGTTCATCAATATCAGTATCAAATGCTTTTTTCTGATCTCTGATACTTGCGTTTAATTCGGCGATATCTCCATCAGCTTTAGCAAGATTATCAGCAATTTGTTTTTTAGC